AGGGTATTGATATTTCATTCCCAAGTGTGTATAAGAACAAGTGGATGCGTGTTTATGATCCTGCAACTGCAGGTTACACTGCTGGATGTGCACCAGGACGCATTGTTATCTCTATTCTTAACCCCTTAATTTCAGCTTCTACAGTGGCTGAAGACATCACAATGTATCCGTGGATTACGTGGGAAGGATTGGAGACAGCAGAGCTTGGCACTCTTGCTAAAGCTGCTATTGGTTTTGACTATCCTCCATCTCTTCCTGCTGAGCCACTATACTCATCGGAACGTCTTCCTCCCACAGGTTCTATCTTTACTCTTTTGCAAGATACTAATGTGTCTGTTGGTGCCGCTTTTGATGTAACTAGTCTTAAATTTACTAACACAACTACAGGTGATTCTGTCACCCTGGTGGATACTGATCTTGGAGCTCCACCGAATATAAGTCAGATCAGAAGCGGATTTCTTCCTCAGGGAGAATACCGAGTTGATTATGCTTCACCATCTTTTGTGTCTGTAATCACTGATAGACCGATTGTTTCTGATCCTGTTGGTCCAGGGTACCATGTGTCTGACTTCTTCGTGAATGATGCAACTTTCTCAGTTGGTGAAACGACTCGCGTGTCTATTGGCACCATAGGTGTAGTTACGTCTTCTTCATGCACAGTACAAGTCACTGGATCTGCTGCGACCTCCAATATCTTGACACTCAGTACCAATGGGTTTGATGTGCCAACACTCGTGGAGCTGCCTGCTGGAACATATACGGTTAGGCTCACTAACACTGTTTCGGCTAATATAGTGTCCAATAAGCCCCTTACGGTGCCTAATTCTTTGACGGCACCAGCTACACATGGGGGTTTGGATTATTCGGTTGGAGATGAATCGAATATGCTATCTACCATGGGAGAACAGTATCGTTCCCTCAGGATGTTTACTCGGCGTTTTAGTCCTGTGGACATTCTGAAAGGAAAGAATGTTACATTGCCGGGAATTAATTTGGGCACTGACAATTCTTTGCGTCAGAGCCTACTCAATGTGATTTCTTATATGTATCGTTTTACTCATGGTAGTATTGCTTACAAAATTGTCCCTCAGACAAAAGGTG